CAATGAGTACGTGGGTATTGTGATAAATCATGATGCTACTATACTTACATTTTATGATATTAATAAGATGCCATCTAAAGAAGTCAAGAAAGCATTTTTAGAAGTTGGTGAAATGTGGTGGTGGGAAAGTAATAGACAATTGCCTATAGACATCTTTTTAAACCACGAAATGAAAGTATTCCATCCTTATATGTCTAGTTTTGTAATGAAAGACATCGAAGTATTGTTTGGTCCTATGACATCTTTACAAAACTTGATTCGTAAAAGAATTAAACGAAGAAGTGTTCAACTTGTTCGTAAAACCGACTAACCTTCACAAATTAAATTTAATTGTACTAGTATTGCTAAAGCATAGCCATAACTGTGACTCTTTTTAAAGAAGTATGAATTATCGCTAGGCTTGTCCCAAACTTCTTTCTCAATAACTTCCCATGTGTTCCCAACTAGATGTCTTTTACCAGGTCTTATTATAGCAAGTATCATTGCTAACTGATCGATGCTTGTTGGCAAATGTTTTTTAATTATATCAAAATGCTTATTAACATGGAATAACTGTTCTACCACTTCTGGGTGTTCGAATAATTCCCACATGGGTGCAGTATCAATCAGTTTATCTAAATGTGCTTCATCTTTTATTTTTTCGTATATATGGTTGTTTAAAAAGTCTACTTTAAACCAACCTTCTTGTTCTGCTTGTTTATGATCTATTGTGCTGTAACCTTCTAAAGGAAACTTAGGAATATTTTGGAAGTACACACCTGTGTTATGTTTAGTAAAGTTACCATCTTTGTCAATACTCGCAGGTGTATGATTAACTACTCTGAGAAATTCATCTCTGTTAGCCATATCAATATCTACATCAAAATCAAACTTCATCAAACAACGAACTCCACTTCTTTAATTTTTCTTTTTTAACTTGCATACGTTCTTGTATTTGCTTGTCGCTTACTAATCCATTATTTTTTAAAATATCTATCATACACATTACATCGCCTATCTCATCCTGTAAGTTTGTTAGATCATCCGGACATTGATCTTTATCAAAACGTATAATCTTACTACATGCTTGGCTTAGTTCTGCACATTCTTCCATTGTGATAACCAGTAATTCTTCTCGTTTGTTCATATCTCTTTATTTTTAAACTCTTCTGCCATTGGGAATATTTTTACAATAGCATCTGCTATAGCATGAGCTAATTCCATATGCTCTAGTTGAGTTCCATTTGAACCACGCAACTCAATGTAATGTATCCAACTTCTTAGTGTACCATTAACATAGAGCCTGCTGACTGTGTTTCCTTCTGGTAGTACTGCCCTTGCTTGTTCTTTAGCAATACCATTGTCTATAGCCCATTGATACGCCATCTTGGCTGTTTCTATTACTGCTGATTGTTTGTTGGCCCACGAATCATATAATGAGCCATCTTCACAAGGAATAGAATTCTGTCTGTTCTTAGGGTCTTGCATTCTGGGTTCTCTAATCTCAAAAGATAAACTTTGTGTTGGGTCTGCGTATCGTTGACTAAACTCTTGGAAACTAAAACTTCTGTGTCTTAATAACTGCCTAGCAATGTCTCTGGTTGTTTCTACTTCTATGCAAACACTTACCATCTCTAATGGGCTCCAGTGCTTATGTTTCATTAAATACTTAACAAGTTTTTCGTTTGTGTCTTTGTTATGTTGATTATCTGGATTACTTACTCTTGCACAATAGGCAATTAGGTCTAATGCTGAATCGTTATGTTCTTGTGACTGACTGTGACTGATAATTTTTGCTTTCATATTCCTGCTACCTCGCATGTTTCTTTTATTTGTAATACATCTTCTTTATTCTGCCCAAACTGTTTCATCCAAAATGTCGTGTCGATAATTTGTTTTATCATTTCTACCTGCTCATCATTAAATCTAGTTAATAACTCTCCACCAGACTCACTTAAATATAATACCCATGGACTAACTTTAGCACTTCTGATATCGTGTACTGCTCTTGCCGGCGTTACAGATTTAAAATAGTCCTGCCAGTCATTACCAGTTTCTGCACTCCATTTAGTAAAGTATATTATTGTTCGCTCTAGTGCTTTTACACCGGGCTCTTTTTTAACATAGGTTAGTAAAAACTCATCATATAATTTATCTTTGCCCCAATCGGTTAATTTCTTTCCTTCTTTAATTAACCATTCAGCAAACTTTTCAGGAGACAGGTATTCGTTAACTACGCAACTTCTACCAAATTTTGTAAATCCTTCATAGTACTGACTTCTTATAAAATCTTCTATTGATTTAGGCTTACTTGCCTGAGTATTTAATTCATAAAACATTTGAAATACTCTATAACCTAATCTAATATGTGTTAGCTCTTTGTCAGCCCATCGTCTTTTCTTTACACACATGTGGGCACTTAAAGTTCTTTCACTCATAAATGACTTTTCACACCATTTGCAGGTGTTATTTGCCGAAGATGTCTTTGATTGATTTGTCATCGTATCCGTGTTCTGTGGCTAATAGTTTTAAATCATCTTTAGTATTGATGTCTATTAAATTGTTTATGTCTTCTGCTTTCATATGCGGAAAGATACTGTATATAAAATCAAATACCTTACTTTTCTTTTTCTTACTGTTAGGCGGTTTAATATAAGGATGAAACTGTATTGATCCTGCACCACATACACTTAGTAATAACCATTGTAATTCAGGGTGCTTACTTACTTCCGAAAACTGATAGTTTACACACTCGTTAGTCATAAAAATGTAGTTTGCTGAGTTCTTTCCTTGCACACTACTACAGTATCGCATCATCATCCAGGCACTAAAGGCCTTTTTCTGTTCATCAGATAAGTTATTATAAAACTTTCTGTCCTTTTTGTCAATCGCCGCCATTATATCTTTTAATGGTATTTGTGGTTTCTTAGCCATTTATTGCCCTAGCATAGTAAAATTAAAAGGTACTTCCCAATCTCCTACGTAATTATACTTATTAGGATATGGTTCATAAGGCAAGTCTTTTTCGAGTGTAATTACTTTACTAGGAAATATATCATAAATTTGTTTTATCATTTCATAGTTTTCCTTTAATCTTAAAAAAGCATTATCCAAATCTACATCACTAATTTCATTGTTGAATGTTTTCCGTGTTTTTAACCAGGGAGACCAATCAGCCCTATTCGATTGTTGCAATGCAACTGCATAACTAATAGTTTGCATAAATGTATCTTGCCTGTGTAAATAAATTATTTCATCTGCAAATTCACAAAGCCTTAAACATGTTGTAACACCTGAAGAAACATTACCGCCATTCAATGCCGTTGGAGCAAAAGCTCTTGGATGTAATATTCCAACAACGTTAGAGAATTCCTTAAATTTTTTTATCTTACTTTCACTGCCATAGTAGTGTCCTATCTCTCCTAAAAGAATAAATCCTTTGTGTGCATACGAGTCATGTACATACCAACTTCCTGTTCTAAAATTAGATATGATTAGTGTTTTCATTTGCTACTCATCGTTTTCTGGATTGTCCACATCTCTTGGGTCAAAACCAAAATCTCTGTCTTTACATTCTTTTAATAACTTTGCTAATCCATATTTTGCATGATAAAATAGTTCGTAATCCATATTGTCTATCATTTGTTCTGTTGTTATCGATGTAAACTCATGTAACATTCTCATAAACTTAATAACTTCTGCTTCATCACTAGGAACATTACTGAGGTCTAAATCCAACCACCAGGATGTATCATCTATATCTTTTTGATGATCATCTTTAATTTTACTTGTTGGAAACTGTATTATATTATCTTTTGACATTATTCTCCTTGGAACTCAATTAATGCACCTGCATTGTATCCTTGTTCTACTATTCTAGTAAATCCACCAAGGTCTGTCAAGTCTATTACGGCCAATATTAATATATTATCTTTTGGTACATCAAAACATTCATGCACTAAGTCTGCACAGGCTATTGCTGTACCACCTGTTGCAATTAAATCATCTACAATAACAACTTTGTCATGCTCGTTTATTTCAGTAACTTTTTGTAT